CTTCGTAACGCTCTAGAATGACCTGGCAATACCTGGGATCGATCTCCATACCGTAACATACTCGAGTAAGCTGCTCGCAGGCTATTAACGTTGTACCAGAACCAAGAAATGTATCGAGGACTAAATCACCTGGCTTACTGCTGTTTTTGATGAGCTCTCCCCATAGCGGGAGAGGCTTCATAGTTGGATGCTCTGCGCTTCTAGTGGGCCGGTCAAATTCCAAGAGAGACGTCTTGGACCTATCATCAACGAAATAATGGGCAGCGCCCGGCTTCCATCCATAAAGGATAGGCTCATGCTTGAAGTGGTAATCTCCATGGCCCACTACTAGGCTATTTTTAGCCCATACCAGGCCTTGGTGAAACACATCAGCGTCGCGCCAGACACGGAGAAACATACTATGCAACGGTCCCGCCGGGACCGTTGCATAGCAGCCCCCGCCAGGCTTTAGGGAGCTGAGTGCAAAGTTAGTAGCGCCCGTCCAAAGCTTCTCTAGTTCAGCTTCGCTAATGTCGTCATTTTCTATGGTCATTTTATTTTCAGCTTTGCCAACATAGCCAACCCCATAAGGAGGATCGGTTATCCAGAGGGAGGCTTTCTCGTTGAGGGGGTCAGCCTCTAAGCAGTCCGAGCATAGGACAGTATGTTCTCCCAGGGTTATAACGTCCCCCTTGTTGATGTATGTCTCCTCGGGTATTTCTCCTGGGCCGGCGTCTTCTTCCACATCTATTTCGTCATCGACAGGGAAAAGGGCACGGAGATCATCCAGCCCCCATTCCTCGAGATTGAAGCCATCGCCTACCAAGGAGTCTAGCTCTAGGCCAAGGTTCTCGAAGTCCCAGGTACTATCGTTTTGGAGTTTATTATCGAGGATTCGGTAGGCTTTCTTTTTGGTTTCGGATAGGCCGGATAACTTGACGACGGGAAAAGTCTCGAGCCCTAACTTTTGGGCGGCGAGTAAGCGCCCGTGGCCGACTAGGATAGTGTTCTTCTCATCGACGACGATAGGCTGGGTGGCGGTAAATTCTGAGATACTCTTAGCTATTAGATCGATTTGAATAGGCGAGTGGATCCTATTATTTTTAGGGTAGGGGTGGATCTCGGACAATGGGATATTTTGGACGAGCAGATCCATATTATTTTGGTCTAAACCAGTTTATAGCCAGCATGAGCATAATTAAGCAGCAGGCCCAGAGACTACCGAGGAGCATACCGATTAGGAGGTCGTGACCCGTGGTAGTCATATATCTAGGTTAGCAGGGGTTACCTGTGGTTGCCTAGCTGGCACGCAGATGGTAGCAATTTTAGTAGCGGTGTTACCAATTTCTATTTCTTTCCAGACATCGACAGGGATACCAGCGGCTTCGATCTCGCGGATCATTTGGGCCAGATTTTTTCTAGCGATATGTCGAGCGAGTACCCAGGGGTCCCATGAGTCAATTTTTGGTTGTGTCATTTTGTGTCTCCTGTTTCTAAGTCAATTTCGATACGAACTATCGGGTAAGATTCTAGGGTTTCCTCAAGGTTGTCATTCTCTATGAGCATCAATTTGAGCCAACTAATCATTTCATCCAATGAGTAGAACGAGCTCAAGGAGAACAATCCGTTCTTCCTGAAGGTGGAGAGTAAAAACTTAGGCTTTGTCATTTTGTGTCTCCGGTTTTGTTTTTAGACGTAGGGCTAGGCCTTCTAAGATCAAAGCTTTGAGGGTTGTTTGTTCTTGGCAGGCGAGTATCTGAGCTGACCGGTGAAGGTCTGCCGGGAAGTCGCGGATGAGATAGGTTTTTGGGGTCATGAATTCTCCTTGCGAAATAGGTTTATTGTACCAAAGAAAGATTCAGCGACCTTGAGTTCATCTCTAATCTTCTTATTAGCAGAAGCAATAGCGCGATTGACCGTTTTATCGTCTGCGAGGGAGGGGTCCCCAAAGCTATCAATAAAGGTCTTTGACCATATCTTTCTAAGACTCTGAACCGCGGTTTCTTTCGTATCCCAGTTCATTATCGGCTCAATAATCATAAGACAAATCCTTTTTGTAGTTAGAAGTTGAGGGCCCCCTTCTGGGGGCTGGCTGGTTGTTTAGTTAGACGCTGCAAGCGCTGCTACGTACACCTTCCGAGCCTCTTCGGCGCACTTAATCGCTCGTTCGGCTTGCGCTACCTTCTCCAATGAGTGTGTCCCTTCGAATACGGCAGCAGAGCACTTAAGTGCGAAGTCGTGAGCGAATTTATAGATATCCTTAAAAGTCTCTATCGATCTCTCGTTGCGTTCTTTGTTTGTCATAATCTTGTCTCCTTATTTGTCTCACTCAATATAATCATTGTATATCAGATTATCACTATACGCAATAGGATTTGTACTATTTTAAACAGTACATCGCTGTAGTTATTATAAGTGGTTGATTATAATAAGATAAATCTAATTATATAGCTATTCTTTAGCTAGTTTATATCTAACCCCCGCCGGGTTTAAGCTCCACCGTGAGCGGCCGTGTCACGCTCCTTTGGCCTCGATGGGCAGAGACTACTAATGGTCAACAGACGGCCGAAGCCCTGGATGCCAATTCGCCCCGGCGGGATACTAGCCCGAAGAGTAGGATTCGAACCTACGCCAGCGCCCTGCGAGGGCGATGCTTATACCAAACCAGCTATCGATGGGCAGTGATTACCAAGAGCGTACCACCCCTACACTATCCAAGCCAGCACAAAGCTAGCCATGACTATGCCGATAGCTGTCCCGCCTATTTGTGCCCAGAAATCATCTTGTCTCATGTAGCCTCCTAACAACCGTACCAGAATTCAATGCTCTCATCAGAGTCATCGGTAGGTTTTAGAGGAACCTTTAGGTCAAAGAACGCCTCTTCAGGAGCCCTGGGAAGCCCCTGTACCAGCTTGTCCCTCTCAGAGCCCATAATGACCCTCATCTCTGGGTCTGCAGCGTCCTGAAGGGCTTTTAGGCATATCCTACGAATCTGGAGTACCAGTAGCTCGGGCTGTTCGGGTTTGTTGGCGACTCGCATTACTTCCACGGCTAGGTCGCAGGCTGGTTGTAGTTGTTGTCGGCGTCGAAGGTCTACCTGTTGTGATTGGGGGTCTTTCATAATCTTAATGATGCCAGAATTTACCAGCTAAACCAGTAAATATTTTTCAAACATCATCCCGTACCTAACTGTACAAAAAAACGACAGTTGATAATAAGGAGTTTTATCTAAATCGATCTTTTCGATCTATTGTCGATCTTTTTCAAGAGATCGATCATGCTTAAGTATATAATATTAATATATAATATATATATATATATGATATATTACTAACTATTACTATTACCCCCCTATTCCTCTTTCTAATACCAAAAGAAAGGGGGATAGGGGGGGGTACCTAAAAATACCCAAAGATCCCCTAATCCCTAATAACTATTTGATTCTATTAACGAATAGCAAATCGATCTCTTAAAATAGATCGACGCGAGATCGATTAGATCGATTTACTATAGAGAAACCCTTACCAACCTACACCAATGAATATAAAACAGGGTTAGGTCCTGGTGTGCCAATTTTGTTCTTGGTTCTGACTTTGATTATACCATCCCTCTCAAGTCTGCCAAGAGTTTTTTCAATCTCCTTCTCGTCCCACTCTGGAAGCGCCTTCATTACGTCCTTGTGGGACGTCTCTCTATTCTTCAATATCCTTAAGACGGCATTCCTAAGTCGCTCAACGGTCGACCTAGAAAAGTTGTAGGGGATAGCGTTCTCACAAAAATTGGTTATCAACCAGTTAACCACATCGTATGCCCACTCCAGAATCTCCAATGGCATGCTCCCTGAGTAGTCCCATCCAGGCTTTCCCTGGGCATCCGGACCACCATCCCAAGCTATTAGAGCCACCTGGATAGTCCTTTCAAGTAACCTATTCAGAAACTCGAACTGAACAGGTGGGCAAGTCCGCTTCCTAATTATTAGCTCCTGCGCCTTCGCCCTTAAAAAGGCATCGCACTCATCCCCTAATACTATCTCCCTGGGCTCTCCAATTGATGGGTTCCTGTTAATCCACTCTGCTATATCCTTAATAATCTCCTGGTCTATTCCTGTTTTCTTGAAATTTGGGATTACCTCAAGATATTGAGGCCCAAAAATAAATAACAACCTAGCCCAAGAACCGCCACCCAAGTCGGTCGCCTCTATAGCCTTAAATATGTCCTTATGGTTTGTAGCTCCATATAAACTAATATGGGGGTTCTCTATATCCTCTATAGGCATGTCCCCATCGTGGTTCGCGTAAGCATCACTCTGGTAAACGCTGTTAGCTTTGGTACTTATCTCGGTCAACCTGGTGAGGATGTTCTGGCTCGACTGGTTTGACGATTTAACACCCTGGTAAAGGTATTGCCCTATCTCATCCCACAGCAATAGTCTCCTCCCATCCTTAATTAGACTCACAAGCCCTTGTCCACTCGCTAGGTTTTGAGCATGCCAAGACCTTAGGGTAAGTGTTCCGCCATCTTTTGCTTTCCTTTCTGGGTCGGCTATAGAATTAAATACTATTTTTATCCAATCCATGGGGTACTCTTTCCCTGTGCCAGACCCTGCAACCACGGCAACGAGAATTACTGGCCGAATTCCCCCATCGGACTTTATCCGTTTGCTTTTAAATGCAGCGGTCCCGGCTAAAGCAACGGCAAATGCTGTGCTCAAGTTAGGCATTGGCGAGCATCTGTATACGTCCCTTGTTATCCTCCCGAGGATACCAGGAGCTCGAAGAATCAGGCTTTCAGGTAGTGGAGGAATAGGGAATTGAGGGTTTTTAGGGTCTTCTGTCACTTCTTCTACCATGCTTGGCATCCTAAATCCCGCTTTTGTGGCTAGGCTTATTACTGTTTTCATAGTGATGGATCTTTTCTTTGAGTTAGAGAACGACTCCCATTTAAGCTTACATTCGCCCGCGTTGTACCTTGGTGCGTCTTTTTTGCTCCAAGAATCGAAGATGGGCAGAGCTTCATCGCCGAATTCGTAGTGTAAGCCCATACCTACCTCGACCCATTCCTTGTATTCCAAGGCGGCGCAGTCAATTGCGTCGAGCATGGCCATGGCATCGGTGAGACATATGGCTAGGCCGGCTGACGTATCGACAACCTCTTCAATGGTTCTGCCAAATTTAATTCTGATAGAATCAAGCAGTCCTTCGGGGAGCGGAGATAGTGCATCTCTAGATAACTCTCCGCCTATCCATTGGTAAGGGAATCCGTTTGGGTGGATGCTTGGGGGGATAACTATGTAGTTACCGTTACCCCGCACTTCGATGCCTTTTCGGTCATCTTGTGGGTCTATGTTGCTTGTTTTCTCTCCTGAGTAGGAATAAAGACGAGTCTCACCTCTCTCGCCTACTTTTCGGCATCCTCCTAGGGGGAAGAGATCGAACCAGTCAGTAGAATCTAGGTCTATAGCTATAACGCCGCTGTTCTCCCCACAAACCAGGGCGATTCCTACGAGCCCCATGGCTAATTTTTTGTCCCACTCCTCACATTCTTCATCAGCCGGAAAGGCATACTGAAACTTCTGCCAGCTGGGGATAGCGGGGCGTTTAGTTTTGGGCACTATTGGAATGCAGCAAAAGCCAAGCTCTTTGTAGTAGGTAAATAAATTATCTTGATTTCTCATGTTAATCCTTGCTATAAGACAAATAGTCATGTATGTATTTACACAACATGTCATCAAGCCCAATTAATTACAAGGGAAAGAATGGAAAAGGGAAGAAAAGTTAATAAGGATAACGGGACGACCCATATTAGTGCCGTAGTGGATCGGGAAATGCTCAACCTGTGCCATTTAGCGCTGCGAGCCCAGGGTAAAACATTATCTCGGGAAATGCGCGCGTTGATTTACGGATATGCGGAGATGGCAAAAAGAATGATGAAAAAGGTGTCGAGCAAGGATACTCCTTAGGGCAGTTCGCAGTTAAGAAAATCAAACAAGTTAATAGGTGTAAAAATAACGTTTATAGAGGTGTAGCTTTATGGTTGGGACAAAGATGGTAAGTGGGTTTTCTAGTCCGGCAGCTTCCAATGCGTACAATCATTTTTCTATTTTATTTGGCAATAAGGCTGACTTGGCAACGCACCCTATGTCGTGCGCGGCCTCTTATGCTTGCCACCTCATCGCCGGCCTGGTCCAAGACATAAAAACTGAGGCTCCGTTAACTCAATTTGAGTTTTTAGCGCTTGCACTAAAGTATCAGTCATTATCTCTTGATGTTTTAAATCTATGCCGAAAAAGCGAAGGTGACGAAGACCTTCTCGACCAGCTTCAAAAGTACCTATCCCCACCTTTAAATCCGGCCATTAGCGGATCCGAAGAGTCGTACGCGGCGCAGACTTTATTATTTGTAAAGGAAAACCCTTGCTACTAGAAGCGTCATCTGATACAATCATCAGATAGCAGTAAAAACAGCAATAACAATAGAAAAGGAAAATAAAAATGCAAACAATAAAAGGCCGTACTAAACAACCACCACGTATTATAGTGTCTGGGCCTAACTCGGTAGGCAAATCAACATTTGCCTCAAAGTTTCCGACGCCAATTGCGCTTGACCTAGAAGGCGGCCTAGAGGAGATAGGAGTTGAGCGTCTCCCGAGGCCCGAAACCTACATAGAGGTCAAGGAGCAATTAGCCTGGGTTGCTTCAAAGTCCTACAAGACGCTTATCATTGACTCCATAGACTGGTTAGAGAAGCTCATACAATCAGATATTGCAGCACAGGCTGGCGTAGCCGACATTGCGAGGATCCCGTGGGGGGAGGGGTATAAGCGTGCATACTTTGAGCTTGCTAGATTCCTTGGTGAGCTTGATGAGCTTCGCAAGACAAAGCGTATGATCATTGTCATGACGGCACATGTACGAATCACCAAGTTTACGGATCCACTTGGTGATAACTACGATAAGTACACGCTTAATATGCATGAGTCAGAAAAAGCATCAACATCCCAGCTTGTACGCGACTGGTGTGACTGCTTACTTTTCGCGGAGAAGGAAAAGCTAGTCAGGACTGAAAAGGGTGGCACGCGAGGGAAGGCCAAAACGGTAGATCGGCATATCGTGCATACGCGGCTGAGTCATGCGTATGAGGCCAAGAACCGGTACGACCTTCCCGCTGTAATGGATCTTGATTTTGAGCAGGTATGGGGCGCGATTCTTGCGTTTCTTAATGGCCCGATAGCGAAGCCTGAGCCAGAAACCAAACTAGAGCTAGTAGAAGAAGTAAACGTATAAACATAAAAACAAAAAAGGAAACATAATATGACGATATTAGATTTTGACTTAGGTGAAGCCGAAGCCGTACAAGATTGGCAGCCGCTGCCCCCTGGAAAATATCTTTTGCAGGTGCAATCAGAGGCGCTTAAAGAGTCACCAAAAGGTCGGGCTGTTCAGGTGTCTTTCCAGGTTGCTGAAGGCCAGGCGCATGCTCGTAGGTTTGTGAATCAGCGGTATTTCATTGAGCACAGCAATGCTACGGCGCAGAACATTGGTCGCGCCAAGCTGAAAGCGTTATCGCTCGCGGCACTTGGTCGTACCACGAACAACTTGGACGAGCTCGTCGGTAAGTTTATTGGCGCTACGATTGGCCTCGATAAGCCATATGTGAACAACAAAGGCGAGACGGTGACCAACAATGTCATTACACGATATGAGGCTCCAGATGGTGGTGCGCCGTTAGTTGCTGGCACGGTACAGAAGCCGGCAGCAAAGACGCAGCATGACATGGATATGGATGATGTAAATTTCTAGGAAACTAGATTGGGAGATGAAACATGAAAAAGAAGGCAGTAAAAAAGCCCGTTAAGTCGGGCAAGAAAAAGGGTTGTTAACTTTTAGCCCCTGGCTTGTACAGCGGGGGTATTTTTACCGTAGTACCGGGGCCCCCGGCCGGATGATGTTCGGTGCTATTTAAATAGCATGTTTTGGCATGGAACCTACAAATGAAATATCTTGGCTCGAAAAGGCTCCTTGCTAGGCACATTCTACCAATAATGCAGTTAGCACGGAATGGCCGTCCATGGGTTGAGCCTTTTGTTGGGGGAGGCAACATGATTGAGCTAGTCGGTGGGGAGAGGATTGGTGGGGACAATAACAAATATCTGATTGCTCTATTTAAAGCTATTCAATCTGATTGGGATCCCCCGGTGGAGCTATCAAAGACGGAGTACGTTAATATCCTGAAAGCCCCAGATTCGTTTCCTTATGAATTAAGTGGATTTGCCTTACTACTGTGCTCATATAGAGGGACTTACGGGGCAGGGTACGGCGGGGAAATGATGGCGAGGCGGGCGAGGAATAGCCTACTAAAACAAAAGGGAAAACTCAGTGGTGTGCACTTTCAGTGTTGTGACTACACCGATCTTAGTTTTCCAGAAGGATCGCTGATATATTGCGACCCACCTTATAAAGGGATGAAGCGTCGGTACTTAACTAAGTTTGATACGAAAAGTTTTTGGGAGTGGAGCCAGTCTATGGCGATGAAGGGGAATATTGTCTTTGTTAGCGAAATGGAGGCGCCTGAATTTTGCAGCTTAATGTGGTCAGGGGATGTTTTTAGCAGCCTAAAGGTAACGAGGTCTGAGAAATTGTATAGTTTATAGTATTTTTACCGTAGTACCGGGGCCCCCGGCCGGATGATGTCCCGGGGGGTTTTTAGGGAAAGCCAATGACCAACATAATTAAATACCGGGCAAAACATTTCGGGCATGTGGACTACAACGATAAGTGTTGGTGCGGGGCTGATGATGCCAATAAGTATCTCGATGCGCTCGAGGAGCAGCTTGGTCAATTGTTTGAGCTAGTCATAGAGGATGAAGCTAGCCCATCCAACCTTTGTAAAGTGATTAAAGAAATATGGGAGCTAAAATATGAAGAAGCGTAACGCAACGGATCTCACCAGTCGTAGCAACAATGCTCTGAAGAAACGTATTCAGCGATTAGAAGACTGGGCAACTCCAGTAGGTAATGCGGTTGCGGGCCTGCTGTACGATCGCGGCCTAGATGATCGGAGCGTATTTATTCCAGAAGGTTTTCATATAAGTCCCAATCCCGGGAACCAGGAGAAAAATATGGCAAAGAAGAAAGGTACAAAGAAGGGCGGCAAAAAAGGATCTTGTTAACAAGAAAACATAAACGATAGGCGCCCGGTTGTCATTCTGATGACCGGGCTTTTGGGGGCAAGCCATGATTGTCACGATAGATAAACTAAATAAACTTGATGCCTGCAGAGAAGGCATAGCTTGGTTTGTAGCTCAAAAGGAAATCGATCTAAAGGCTATCTGTTATGCGTTGATCGATGACAACCATATTAGTTGGGCCAACTGGCTAATGGTTCGGTGCTTAAATAATATCCAAAATGTTCAGTACGCGGTTTTTGCTGCCGAGCAGGTGATAGATATATTCGAGCGAGAACACCCTAAAGATCCAAGACCACGAAAAGCTATCGAAGCCGCTAAAGCTTGGATAAGGGAGCCTGGCAAGGAGAGCGCCTACACCACCGCCGCCGACGCCGCCGCCGCCTCCTACGCCGCCGCCTCCTCCGCCGCCTACGCCGCCGCCGCCGCCGCCGCCTACGCCGCCGCCTCCTCCGCCGCCTCCTCCTCCTACGCCGCCTCCTACGCCTACGCCGCCGCCTCCGCCTCCTACGCCGCCTCCTCCGCCCACGCCGCCGCCTCCGCCGCCGCCGCCGCCTCCGCTAGAAAAACGTTACAGATAAAAATAATAGATTACGGGATTAGCTTGATTGAGGAGGTAAAAGCATGACTAAAGAAGAAGCCTATTACCCGAGTGGGTTAACCAAGGATTTGCCGTTTATTATGGATACAACGTTTCGCAAGGGGTTCCTCTATGCGATACAGTTGGCTGAGACGTGGTGCGACTTAGAGAGCCTAGATCCTATGTGCAAGACTGGCGAGGAATATGATCGCACTGATGAACTAATCATGTTTCTTAAGGAGAAAGGAAGAGAGCCATGACTAAAGAGGACTTGCTTCCGTTTCTGTCATTAGGTGTTTTTGTATGCCTTATGCTGCTCCTGCTATTCACTGTCTTAGGGTTGTACTTTTCCGCACGTTAACGAATACGAGAGTTTAATATGACTAAAGAAGAAGCTTACTCTGTATGGATGGCCGCTGTTGAAAGTGGCTCCGATAACGCACATATTTATCGCAGTTGGTATAATTTTAATGATTGGTGGCGCGCACGATCTGCCAAGCCCGAAGAAGCTACACAAACGACTACAACAGGTGACGGAATACCTTATGAATATAAAGAAGATACGAAATATAAGATTTATTCACTTGACGATCCTATTCCTGGCAGCGAGTCTTCTTGGTGGGACTTCCTCCGTCGCAGCCCCAAGGATACCAAGGGCTAAGGTTTTGTTTGTCTTGATTGATGCTACGGGGTTCCCGGTGTGTGACCCGGGGATGGCGTCACTGGTTATTGGCAGGGCTATCCATCAAATGGCGCCTGCTGTACGGGTGTCGGCTACATTGATGGTAATTGGCCACCCGTTCCCAGAGTTACAGACGTACCAGAATCGCAATGCACTAGCACAGGCTTTACTAAGATTCGCAAAACGTGACATGCGTTTTTCTGGCAAGCGTATACATTTTATGACGCCGGCATTAGTTGGCCCCAACGGGGAATGGTACAGCTATGGACTTGGTAGCTCTAGCTGTAACAAGCGGGCGGTGAGTGTGGGGTCATGTATCCAGTATAACGATCTGGGACAGAATCGCGAGATAGCGTCAGCGTTTACCACGGCGCATGAGACGCTCCATGGTATGGGAGCGCGGCATACATTAGGTGGGTTGAGTATTATGGACCCTGATCCGCTGCCGCTTAGTGTGGAGTATTCGTATCTACCGGTTAAGAAACGAACGATTAGAGAGGTGCGGCAATGTCTGACAAAATAGTAATTCTTCATTGCCCTATGGATCATGCCAAGATAGAGAGAGAGCTGCCCGACACCGTACCGGTTAGCCCGATAGAGATTTACAAAGACCCGATGCTATTAAGAAAGATCCTAAAAACTATTTACGAATTAAAAAGGAAGTTTCGTACGGGGCCGAGATACATAGGGGTGTCCCCATCAGATTATTATAGACTCGAGGTGGAGTTGTCGGAGATGGAAATGAGATTCCCCCGTGACCACATAACTGGAAATCTATGCGTCGACGGGGTGGAGATTGTCCCGATAGTTGTGGGTAAAAACGAAACAGATGAGTTCTCCTTCGTTCCACAATATTCATGGTTAAGCAAACTAATCTACGATCAACAAAATGAGGTGCGGCAATGTCTGAAGAAATAAAAGAGTTGTCCTATAATGAGCTGTGTAAATTGGCCGATGATTATAGGAATTTATGCACAGTAAAAATGATTGATCTTCCTAATAATATAGGGGACATTCGGGAGTACATAAGAAACATGGCGCGAGACTGTTATATTGCCGGATATGTTTTGGGGTTAAAGAGGTGGGGGAATGTCCGAAAAGATGATTGATACTCTTGACTATTTAAAGCGCTCCTTATCGAAATTAGAGGCACGTCGTAAAGAGGCGGGATTAAGTTTGAGAGCCTTATCGGAAAAATGTTCAATCAGTGCCGCTACCTTGTCCCGCATGGAAAGAGACATTGGTACCGCTGATTTTAATACTATATGTAAGATTTGCAAGTGGATGAGTCGTGAGTCTTAGATAGGTGCGACAATGTCTGAAGAAGTAGTGAGCACAAAAGAACTGGTAGAGCAGCGCTACCGCGAGGCTGTTGCCACGTACGGCGCGGAGGCTGTTGATGGAGTAGCGCTTTCCGTGGATCTCTATAATCGGTTTTGTCGGGAGGTGGTAGCTCTAAATAAATTAAATCCAAATAAGTGCTCTTCTCTTGATCGAGATACGATTCTGCTTGAAGTTGGCAGTGCCCTGGTGCCGGTGGTGGAGGTAATGGTTTTGCAAGATATGACCATAAGCATACTCGTTACAGGAGTACCGCAATGACTAAAATAACCCCATATAATAATATGGAACCAATATGAAGAAGATACCAACGTTATTTATTCGAGACTTCAACCTACCCTGTCCGGCTACTTGCGAGGTTACGCCAGGGTGTGAGTGGGTAATCGCAGGCGAGGGTTTTGCTGCCCGTAAGTGGGATGGCACTTGCTGCCTGATAAAAGACAATGAAATCTATAAGAGATACGATGCCAAACGCGGGAAGACTCCGCCTGATGGATTCATCGCCGCACAGGAACCTGATGAAAAAACTGGGCATTGGCCCGGATGGTTGTTAGTAGGGGAGGGACCGGAAGACCAGTGGCATAGGGAAGCTTTCCGCCGGGCTACTAATTTTTACCCCAATGGAACCTATGAGCTTTTAGGCCCCAAGGTTCAAGGGAACCCGGAGAATATCATAGGACTACACGGACTTGTCCCGCACAAAGCGGAGTCAATCGTAACGTCTCGCTGCGAAAGAAACTACGATGGGATTCTAGCGTTCCTAAGCAACCTAGATATTGAAGGAATCGTATGGCATCACCCCGATGGCCGTATGTGCAAGATTAAGAAGAGTGATTTTGGATTGTCTAGGAAACCGGAGGTCTCGAATGTTATCCCCATGCTGTGACGCCCCAACATATTTAACCGATATCGGCCCTGCATCCAAGATGCGGCGAGTGTGTAGTGCTTGTAAGGTGCAGGTATTGCCGAAGCCTCAGCCGGATGATGCCACGACGGCAGCGGTACGTAAGCAGATAGCTGATGCGGTTGCGACGTTTAAGCTTGAGCCGCAGTCGTCTACGACCCCAGATAGTAAATGGATGGCGATGCTACAAGCCGCTGGTCACCCTGTTACGTGTTTTGGGGGGAATGGCCCTCACTGTAGATCTGGTGAATATGATTTTTGGCCGAGCACTGGGACGTATATGCATCGGCAGTCTAGGGTGAGGGGCGAAGGATTTCGCGAGTTATTGGCGCTGTTGGACAATAAAAAACCCGCGTGACGTTATGAGTTACGTCGGCGCGGGAACTTGAGGTGTGCAAAAGTTTTTAGATCTTATTAGTCCGGCGTACCGCTGCCATCAAGTGCGTCAGTTTCGGCAAGAGCGGCCTCGGTGGCTACCTTGTTCTGTACGGCGACGGCTTTGGCTGCATCGATAGCAACGAAGAGGGCGTCAAGCTGCTCTTGCGTTACGGGATGACCAACCTGGAGGCCGTCGATGAATGCGCGGATCTCATCAAGTTTGGCATCCAAGGTGGCGAGGAGCCCCTGGGTTACGACTTGGGTTTCTGCGAGTTCGGCGACGGTGGCGTTTACTTCTTCAATTGTGCTCATGATCTGTGTGTCCTTTAAAATGTAGTCTATTAGCCCGGTTAGAAGCTCCCCAGGTGTACGAATCTCGCTATACCGATGTTTCCCCATACCTCTGCTAGCTCCTTGTAGATTTATAGTAATGGAATCATAGAGATAACAGAAGACCCTGTGAGATGTATCGAAAAACCCTTTACCTGCATCCAATAGCAGACGATAGTTAATTTGTGACCGGAATGGGTCTGGTCATCTAGGAGAATGTTTATGAATAAGAAACTTTTAGCTACTTTCATCAGCGTATCGTTCTGGGGCTTTCTTTGCCTGCTCTCAACTGGCTGCATGCAGTTAACCGGGGCAAAGCGCATCGATGCTTGGGGTCTTGTCATCGATTCTAATAGCGGATTCGAGCTATCAGCTGGCGCTATGCAGTATGATGGTGCGGATAACCGTAAATCCAAGATGTCAGAAGGCCGCTCACAACGTTCTGCCCCTGTTAAAGACGAAGCCCACTATTAACTAATAAGGAGATACAAAATGACAACATCAACACAAAACAGAATCGCCCTCAAAGAACGCTGCATGCGGGACCGTCTGGCACAACGCCAGACGGGTCTTACCCGTGAACAGCTCGCCGTAGCAATCAAGATCGCCGTCACGGACGCCGCAGCAGATGCCATCATGCTGGCAAAATCTGCAATCCGTGGCCATAGCGCATCCTACTTCCGGCGTGGCGGGGATAGCGCTGCCGGGGTAGCGATCCTCGAGTCCCTGGAGGCAATTGACGTCCAGCGGATTATACAAACATGTATCACGTTACAGACGCTTTCCAAGGAGGAGATATGAAACTTTTCATCGCAAAATCAATGTTCATCCTAGCCCTCTGTGGCATGGCTTATATGGGAGCGACTCCCGTATGGCAGCTCGCCACCGCACAGGCTACGTCAATCTATGATAGGGCTGTCGGCTCTCTCACTAGGGTTGAGGTCATCAAGGAGTATGTGCAGCCTGTGGAGCTATCAACTGATGAGATGATTGAGCGGATATCGATAGCAATGTCGATTAACCCTACGATCACCAAGGCCATAGCTCGCCAGGAGTCCGGCCTCTCGTACCGCGCTGATGCTTTACGATTCGAGCCTCACTTAGAGGCCCGCTTTGCAAAGATGGCACGGGGAGCAGAGGAGCGTCGCATGCTCGCCACGAGTATCGGGGTAATGCAGGTAATACCGGGCTTTCATATGAAAACTTGCAACCTTACCAGCTATGCCCAGCTGTTCGATAAACGCATAAATATTACATGTGGGCTCCAGGTGCTGAAATCTTGCTTAGAGTACAACTCTAAAATAGATTCCACGGCGCTAAGATTCCGTAGGGCATTCATTTGCTACAACGGCAGCGAAGCATACGCAGACGACATTTTTAACCACATTGGCCAGATTGTTCTGGAAGAGGGGATACAATGAGACACATACTAATATTCATATTCACGTTTAGCGCTGGGATCATAACGACCATGCAGGTGTTTCATACACCAGCTACGCCGACTACCTCCGCCCCCGCCGGATTCTATGCCCTAGGACCTGTGGATGAGCCCTACGCACCGGCATCCTACGAATCCCAGCTACAGGATCAACCCCCAATGGAAAACCTGGAACCCAGCGATCAGCGAGACCTTCAAAACCTATTAGACTCGGTGGACTAGCCCAGTTAAATAGCCCCATTTTCTCTATCTTCTGGATTATCTCTGCTGCACTCAGATCGAGAGCAGAGCAACACCAAAGATAAGAAAATGGGGTTTCTGTTTTTGCCGATACCCACGCCACTGCTTCACGACGGATAGTACGCTCTCTATGGTGGAGGTCTTCGAGGGCTCTCCAGATTACTGCTGATACAAGGGATCTTTCGGGGTCGGTGACGTCTGCGACGGTGTCGCTTGTTGCTAGATTATCAATACCGTGGCTACTCATTAGCGTTTTTAGTGGATCCATTTTGTGGTTTCAAGCAATGCTCAGACGTCCACAAACCCACCAGCGTTGACAGCCTAGTTTGCGGAATCCCCCAAGCACGCGCGACGAGTAGGAGCGTCTTGGCGCGTTCACCATAACGGTTATTCATATGGCCGTTGTATCTCTGTCGAGACCAGCCGAGCAGCTTGTAAGCTTCGGCGCGAGAAAGCGAAGTGCTCTCTCGAATAAATTCTAATAAAGACTTGGTTTTCATAATACCTCTTTTCAGAATATCATGGGACCTGTAGACTGTAAAGCAAAAGCATTTATGTCTAGAACACACCCGACAGAGCATCAAGAGCAATGTGCATTCTTCGAATATGTACGGTTTCGTGCGCTCTCAGATAGCCGATTCCGGTGCATCGCAGCTACACCAAACGCTGCAAAGCGATCCCCACTTATGGGCCTTCGAATGGTCAAAGAAGGCATGGAAGCCGGGTTCCCCGACGTCAGTGTTTTAGTTGCAAACGACAAGTTTCATGGCCTTTTTATTGAGTTTAAGGTTAAGCCAAACAGGGTGACAGAGCACCAAGCCCGATGGCTAAGAAATCTTGCGATAAATGGCTACTATACGGTGGTGTGCTGGTCTGCCACTGAAGCTATCGATTTAATCGAGAAATATTTAGATAATAAACTCTAGAGGACGCCAATGACTAAACTGATTGATTTAACGGGTAAAACCTTTGGAAGGCTAACGGTTGTCGAGAGAAGCTTCAGCCCGAGACGCTCGAGGACCATTTGGATATGTAGGTGCACCTGTGGACAGGAAAGTGACGTTATAAGCAAACATCTCGTAAGTGGTCACACCCGAAGTTGTGGGTGTTTATGCAAAGAGCGGACTCGAGAGGCGAATACTATCCACGGGAACGCTGGGATAAGAATGACTCCTGAATATCGTTCTTGGCGCGGCCTAAAAGAACGATGTCAACAAGTTGGAAATCCTGCATATAATGCCTATGGCGGGCGCGGGGTTACGGTGTGTGAACGATGGGATAACTTCGAAAGCTTTCTAGCAGATATGGGCCCGTGCCCATCTGGAATGTCGATAGATAGAATCGATAACAATGGCAACTATTCTCCATCTAATTGCCGATGGGCTGACAGAAAAACGCAATGCCGAAATAGGCGCAGCAATAGACTGTTAACAATCGGAGATACTACCGCTTCAATAGCTGAGTGGTCTGAAAAAATCGGGATAAAACCGGGGACGCTTAGCTATAGAATATGTCACGGATGGACACCGGAAGAGGCAATTCGGACTCCGCTGCAAAAGAATCTCTCATTCAATGATCGTTCGAACGCCGATCCTGAAATTGCAAACTTGTAGGAGTAATTGAAAGATCCTTTCCGGAGTCTTTGAGCATTGTCAAAATAGTTATCAAGGTCAGAACCCCCAACATAGCCATATGGGTTAGCAAAAGGGTTTTATTAAGTTGCTTTACCCCTTCGGCTATAACCGGCAAACTATCCACGTGTCTAAAATCGTGCAGTTTTTCATGTAATCCCTGTACTACAATAGAGTAGTCTCCTAAAGACTCCAGAACTCGATCGAGCCGCGCTTCTATCCCATTCATGCTAGAGGAACCGCTCATACTTCAAACACCCTATTCTTTTCTATCTTTTTTAACTTTGACATAACCCCGCTAGCGTAAGCCCTTCCTTGGGGTCCTAAATATGGGAGTATTTCCTGAAGCGTTGTTGCGTTGTGAAGCTTAAGTAAATTCTTAACTCTGCCAGGACCAGAATGGTACGCAGTTAGCGCAAGGAATTGGTCACCGTCAAACATATCAAGCAGCTTCTTAAGGTAATGCTCACCAAACCGCATATTAGTTTCTGGATCTTTAAGATCATATTTATCAATACCTAGCTCTTTTGCTATCTCTCGCGACGTCGAAGGTAATATGCCCATAAGACCTTGGGCACGCTCTCCCCTAGAGGTCATAGGGTGAATAGCATCAGGATTACCAGAGCTCTCCTGGAGACTAACCGCGCGAACCAATTGCGCCATTGGGGTAGGTTTTGGTAACGGGGCTTCTCCATCCTTCATACGTATGGCCTCCTCTACGGCTATATCGACGGGGTCGGTTGATGTAAATTGTTTAGCTTTACTAGCTGGGGCAGATGTGATAGACTTAGGGGATGGTACAACTCCTTGCATCTTGGGCTGTCGGCTTTGTTCTTCTGTACGTGATCCTTTTGGCGTGGCCAGGACAGCGCTAGCTTTGACGGCTCCATCTCTCACCGCATTTGTAAGACCGCCAGGTTTTGCCGCAATAGCCTTGAGGGCATCACTGACTTTCTTTGTGCCTGCCGGCGTTGCCACATAAGCCAAGCCCCCGGCGCCCATCGCTGCAAGAGCGGGGAGGCCACCAACACCCGTTGCAGCTGCTGCAATGATTGGCGCGACCACGGTCCTAGCCCCTGACGTCCTTAGCATCTGGTAAGCTTTATCTACCCAATTCACACCCTCTTTTGCCTGCATAGAATGCTGGATAATCGGGAGGACTGTTTTATAATCCTGAAGCTTTTTATTTATCCCCTGAATATCTGGATGTACCGACTCTAGTGTCTCTTTAATATCGGTGTACATCGCGCGATAAAAACCAGCGGCGGGGTCCTTCGTTGAGGCCGCGGATTTCCACTTATTTTGTAAAGCCTTCTTCTGCTCCTGTAAAAACAGGACAGAACCTTTTCCAGCTTTCCCTATGGCCTCCTCCTCCTTAGCAAGAATTGCCAGGTAGTCGTCCATCTGGGATGCCGGGATCCCACCTTTTTCGATATAGTTCAGTGCTCGACTAAATTGCGGGAGGACCTTTACGCCCGCAGCGTCTGCCTCTTTGAGGATGCTCCGTAGTTTAGTTGCCTCAACCTTGGTTCTGCCCAGCAACTCCTCTATATTCTTTTGAGGATCTACAGTTTTGCCAAACGTGCCATCTTCAAGCAGGCGGTCAAGAGTGCTCTTCATCTTGCTTTCTAGCTCGCCGGGGGCAGCATCAACAATGTCGTCAGCAACATCAGCTATACCCAAATCTTTAACGGAGTTTCTATAATTCCCCGATCTCGCCCCAATCGCAAACCTTCCTAAATCCTGTCCCGTCTTCTTAATAGCGGGCGCGGCCTGCGTGATCAGCTCACTAGCTGCCGTCAATGGTCCACCAACAAGAGCCCCAAACTTGGCCCCAGTCTCTGCGCCCTCGACTGCGTTAACCGCTCTATCGGCAAAGGATCCCTCCCCTTCTCCGAATCCATAAAGACCACCAATTGCACCACCCTCAGCCGCAAGGCCGGTCGTGACAGCCCCGGCGCGCAATAAAGCCTGTATTTTGTTTGCAGCAACTGGCAAAGATGAACCAATCTTTTTTGCTATACCAAGAATCGGAGTTTTTACTGCCCCAGCTACATTAAGAACGGGAGCCCAGGCTGGATGCTCTTCAGCAAACTGCTTCTTGATTCCACGAGTCTCCGCAAGCCTCTGGTTGTAGGCGTTCCCAAAGGAAACATCAGGAGACCAAGCATCGAGAAGCGCGGATCCGCCGGCAACCATCTCGTCGTTAAAAGGATTCAGTCCAGCCCCTGCAGCAAGGAGTGGCCCAAGCACTTGCTGTTTAGCATCCCCGCCATTAGTCCAAAAGCTTTTTTCTGGCTCGACATAAGCAGGATGACCAGGTGGCGGAGAATCGTACCAGACCTCTTCAGTTGGCTCACTCGCTGGCCCCTTGTAGGCCGGATGACCGGGAGGTGGTGTGTCGTACCAGATTTCTTCTTCAGCCATAAAAACCTACTCTATTGGTACGTATTTGACTTTATTGGTGTTGCTATAAACGGCCTTCATCCCTGGAGGAGCTGTTGAGCCTGCAGCGCCCAAGGCGTTGGCTATCCTATCAGGGAATGTCCCGGCGTCGATCTCCCCGGCAACATCCCAAGTGGTCCTCGCATTCTCAAGCCTCGTTTTTCCAAAGTTTCTAAGAAACTCCGCTGCTTCTTTTGGGTTTAGCGTCCACGAACCGCCCATCACGTCCGTTCTTGTTTGATCTTCAAACTCGCTTAAGTTTGCCCCGGAATCTACATACCCCATCGCCATCATTAATGATTTTATATCAGTGTTTAAAAGACCGGTATCGGCCCCCGGGACAAATTTCCCAGTTAGAAAATTAAAGTATCCAACATCTGACGATTCAAGCCTATCTGCTAACTGGAGAGCCTTTTCAGCCAGTGGAACAACTCTAGTTACTTTACCCTTAAGCTCCGCACCTAAGCTTGGGACTGAAGAGTTGTTAACCGTAATCCCCTTACTATATTTACCCTTTATCTTTTCCTCTTCTTCCAAGATCTGTTTCTTCGCCGCCAGCAGATCAGGATCAACCTCAAACCCACCTGTAGGCGTGGCGCGTAGCCCCTTACCCATAAGGAACTTTTCCATAGCTGCAGCCTGTTTAGCTGTTTCAGCCGCGGCCTTCTTCTCAGCCTCAGCCCTTACCAAACCCTGCAATAGGTCAGCTCTCCCAGTATCCGCCGACCATCCTTCAGGCATCTGGTCTGCAGCATATGTCCCTTGCAACATCGGATTCTTTGCATAATCCTGGTACGCCTGCTGTGTCGCTTGCTTCTTCCCGTAACCCATGAGCCCACCACCGAGTAGCCCCTGAATAAACGGGATGCTAAATGCCTGTGCATTTGTCTGTGGCGCTTGTGACTGCACCTGCATGATCTGCGCACCAGCCTGTGCCCAGGGGTTACGCTGTAGATAGTCGTTACTATCGCCGTACGATCCTGCTAGTAACTGCTCAAGCGTTGCCATTGTCTTAGCTCCCGAAATAATTACCTGCCCACGCACCACCAACTGCCCCGCCTATCTGGCCGAGAGCACCAGCCCATTGGTTAGTCTGGTTCCCACCCTGTCTAGGAGTATTAGCCTGTTGCCAAGTCCAGTTATTCCTCATCCTGGTATCCTCAAACGCTGCTTGCTCCTGTGGGCTACCAAACCCGCCGTATGCCGGGGGCTTCATAGCCATAGCCTGCGCCATAGCCGCGGCATTGTTGCGGTCAGCTTGCTGCGCCCCTTGGCTATACTGATTATTCTGAGCGCCGAATCCGGATTGTGCCCCCATGATATCGCGATAGTCCTGGAGACCCTGACCACGCTGCTGCATCATGTTGCCGTAAGCATCTTGGCGGTATTGGTTACCAAAATTATACTTATTTGACTGCTCGTTCATGTAGCTATTACGAGCATTTGAACCAACATCAAAGAACTGTTGCGCGTTAGTACCCGCAACGGCCTGCGCTTGTGTCAGTGCTGTGTTCTTCTGGTCTGCTTGTGACTGTTCGAGTCGCGTCTTCTCAGAGTTATACACCTGACTACCAGGTACCCAACCGCGCCCCGCTGCCATCTGCTCGAAATCTTCTTTCTCGCGATCAAAGTCTTTCTGATGACGACTCAGATACGTGTTATAGGTCTGGTCGATCTGGTCATTACGCCACTTCTCGAAATCCTGCCCGACAACAGCCTGCGGAGCGCTATCCCAGTCAATAGCACCAGGGGCCTGTGGAAGTGCATCAAAGTTTACCGGCTGATCATAGCTTTGAAGCGCAGTATCGAGCACTCTGCCGCCACGTTTCGCGAGACGTAAATCTTGAGTGTTGCGACGGTTTATAACCTTGCTCTCGGTAGGGTTCAGATATGGCCGGTTACCCTGTGCAGCTTTCTTCTTGCCTGCGGGGGCTTTACCAGTCACGCCTTTAGTTTTCTTTGCCATAGCTATCTACTCCTAATATCGGCCTCTACCCTTAGGTGGCATACCAGCAACTCCAGCGGTCTTCCGACCTGGGAACGCGCCACCTTGCCCATTACCCCTGATTGGGCGAGGCAAGCCGCGGCCGCTACCCTGCATCTGGTCATAAGCTCCAGGCATTATCTGATCAAATTGTTCTCGACTTATTGCGTTATTATCACCACCAGAAGCCCCACCCCATCGCCTCGGATCATTAGGGCCAACGGTTCCCGCCGGCATTCTATCGCCCATCCAAGGCGATGCAGGTTCCTGCTGTCCGCCGCCCTGACCCCCGCCACCTTGACTAGGAAGCGGGCGACCATTCTTGCCAACAAGTGATCCATCAGATCCTCGGTATACGCCAGGGGATAACCGTTCCCCAGCTGTTACTTGCGGGCGCTGTGGGCGTTGTGGCCGTTGACCACCTTGTGGCATGGTAGCAGGGCCTCCAGTTGGAGGAGGGGCCCCATTGCCTTGCGCAAGCGGCTGAGGGTTCATGTCAAAGCTGTTCATAGCAAAACCACCTGATGATCCAGCGCCTGGAGGTGCTCCTGAAGGACCCATCTGATTGCGCATGCTGCCGAATTGATGGCCAGACATTCCCATCTCGTCCATTGGGGCTTGGCCAGCGTTGAAATCCTGCCTAGTAGCGTATTGCATACCATCGAACTGTTGTTGCGGAGGTAGTCCCATCGGCTGCGGCTTCATCTGGACCTGCCGGCCACCCTGCATCTGTCGAGCTTCCTGCGGGTTAATCGGTCGGCCACCCTTATGGACCAATGCGCCGTTAGGGCCACGATATACACCGGGGGAAAGTCTCTCGTAGTTAGCCATAAAAATACCTCTTAATTATATATCTCCATCATTCCAGATAACTTCAGTCGCTTCTAGTCTGAATCTTTTAGTCGTTACAGTTCCATCAATTCTAATCGACGCACATCGCCCAATTCCTTGGAGACCAACACGTGGCGCGTACAGCTTGTAGGCCGTGTTAGTAAGATCCGTTACGGTGTTGGTCGCTGTCGTATCCTGGTAGTCAACATCAGCATCCATGGTAAGCGTGAGGCCTTCAGACTGCTTGAGGATAGGCCGCGCTTCTACAAACTGTTTAGATGCAGAACGATCGCCAAAGTAGTTATAGGCGGGGCGAAGCTTTATAGTGCGGGCGAGGATTTGCCCGGCATTATTAGGATCCTCGTCGTAATCACCTGTCATTTCAAGAATTGAACCGTTATCTGATCCAAGCAGTAGGCGTCCTTCAACAGTTGCCATTGAATAGACCCCTAGCCCCGTCCACTTCCACCATGAGTTTGTGGGGACATGATACACAAGTTGTTCAGTCTCTGGAGATGAAATGCTTGCAGACGTTGGGTAGGATAAGATTATAAGATTTTCCTCTTGCCACCACACTCCCGTAAAATAAACAGAGGAGGATTCGGTCGTAGGAAACCCTGTAAACACAAGATCTGAAAATCCAGCGAATTCTGAGCTTATAGCATCAGATAAATATCTAATAGAAGATTGCCCTTGCATTATATCTAATAAAGATACCAATCCGTTAACTGTAAAAATTAATAAATCTGCACCGTAATTTATAAAACACCGCGTCCCGCACGGCGGAGAGGTATAGTAGTGCCCGATTAAAGCCCAAGTTGGAGAGGCAGGGTATTCTCCTGAAAAAACAAGAACTTCCCCCAATGCAGATATAACTATAAAAAGCTCTTCAGAGCTGACGCCGCTCCTAGTCAAGCTTCCGATATAGGAGATTTTGCCTCCTTTTTTTAGCAGTGATTCTATGGAATAGACGTTAGCAACGGGCATAGCAGCAACGCTATCAACGTTTCCATAGTATATTTTTACATTATACGATCCACTTGGTTGTGTTATCCCATAGAGCCTATTTCGATAAGTCGTAATGAATTCAATCCCCGCGTCAGGAAGAAGGACCGCAGTCTCTAGTGCAGCTATACCATCCCAAGATTTCATATACCACCCGCCACCGCCAAGCGAGTCCCCAAGATAGAAACAGGATCCTTTAAATGAAACGGGGACTGTGGTGATATAGTCGAGATTGTTGATATGCGCCCCTGGCCCAAGAACAGTTCCCGTCGCTCCAGTAGCATTAAATCCGAGAGCGGATTGAAACCCGCTGACATTATCGAATCCGCATATTGCAAAAACGCTATACCCACTTGTATATAGGGGGACAGGCGTAATTCCTGTCACCTTACCAACGGCCCCAAAAATATCAAACATTCCACTTGTTACGATAAGCGTTCCGTCTCTTAGTTCAACGCCGCCACCTTTACCGATGAAGTTTTCCGCATCAACCGCATACAGCGGATCCATCCCTGAGATGGGATCTCTCGTATTCCACCCATTCACCGGCGGTGGAATCGTAGCGCTGTTTGCTGTTGAGCGTTTTGGCATAGCTTAGCGGTATACCCCCTCACGTCTAAAGTCATTGTACCGCTTGGCTTTTGCTTCCTTGGAAACATCACCAGTTTTGAACAGATCAAATGCACTGCCGCCAGCTGATTGTGGTACCACAACAACAGGAGCCGCCGTAGCCATCTTAGTGCTCGTAGTCAGGCCAGGATTAGCGTTTACAACGGTAAGTGTTGGCTTGGCAGCTGGAGCGCTAAGGGCCTTAGCTATCGCGCTCGCATTAACTGGAGTGCTCCGCCCTTCAAGCCAGTTTTTGTATGCCTCTGCATATAGCGGGCTATTTTTTGCCTCATCTGCAAGGCTTCTAAGCTTATCCTGATCAGTAACTATGACGTCACCATGCTTTCCTTTGAGGAGGTTATTCTCAATGGCTGCTTGGGTAACTGCCCATCGATCTTTCTCGGACATGTCATTAAAATAACCAGGGCCGAAGGTGCTTTGCATCCCATAGGTGCCCCACATGCTGGCAGGGTCACGCATAATCTCAGCAGTGGGAACCTTTTTGTAGTTTGGATCTGACTTGTCGGGGTTAATGCGGCCAGCTAGTTGCTCCTCGAGAAACCCAAGAGCCAAAAGATCCTTAGTGTTCTTTGCTTGCTCCTTCTTGGTAACACCACCACCAAAAACATGCGCGAGCCCCCTGCCAGCTGTCCGCCCAACTACAGAACCGACACCAGCCCCTGCAGGACCGCCCAAGAAGTATCCAAGCGCCGTACCTGCGGCTGTTGTGCCACCTTCTATCCGGCCTCTCTTGTCGCCATTTCTCAAGTTATTGAACGCGTCTATGCCGTTGATAACCGCAACTGTCGTACCAGTAGCATCGGCTAAGCTAAATGGTGCCGCTACTGGCGTTGCAGGGGTTGCCTGTGCTGCCTGCGCTCCGGTAGTCATCAGTTCAGGCGCCATCGTCTGCGCTGTCTGTGCACCCATCTGGGTGGTACCAGACGTCACCAGCTGATTCGTTGCCGCTTGCTTGGCAACCTCTTCAGTAGCCTTCTGTGCTAGGTACTTCTCTACAAGCTTCTTGGCCGCAATTGAGCCCCCGATCCCCACGATCTGGGCAGCTGTGCCGCTTGTAGCTGATGGCGCCTTCTCCTGATACTGTGATGGATCATATTCGCCATACATCTCACGACGACGAGCATCGCCTTCTGCGAGTAATCTCTGGTATTCGTCAAAAGTATTCGTTGCCATACTAGAAATTACCCTCAGGATACGACCAGAGCCCTAGCGTGTTTGGTAGGCTCCCCATACGTGACACGGTGACGATACTAGCAGCTGCAAGCTTACTCTTGGCGATATCCAACTGTGCTTGTGCGTCAGCTTTAAGACCCTCAAAATCAAGCCCACGTTCTTGTTTAAACCGCCATACGACGCCGTCTTCAATGATTCTGGAATCTAGGATCACCTGGTCAGTGTCATTATTGTTTACAGAGGTGCTATCAAACGGGACATCAGAATAGGTCCAGTTAATCAGCCCGTCAGATACCGTCCCGCTTGTATGTGTGGGGGCCACCGTCCCGGTTGTCGCAACACCAGTAGTGCCTCTAAAATACACATTCCCGTTGTAACTACAGGCCCCGTTGCCCGTCCATACTGTTGACGCTACCCATGTTTTCGGTGCAAACGTAGTCTTGGATATGTACTCAAATACGCAGGTTTGGCCGTTGTCATCACTCGATGGCGTTGGATCTATAAATAGCTGTTTGTCAGTCCAGCCTTTTACGCGAATACGCTGCCGTGGAAGCGACGCAATAATGCCGCTCTTGTACTGCTGCCACATTACCGCATCAATTGGCCCAATAAGTGGCCATCGTTGATCGCGATTCCAGAATGTTTCTGATAACAGTATGTCCACGTCAGCCGGCAATGCATATGACGCTGTGCTAGTAGCTAGCGTGAACGTGTATTCCTTCTGTAGCTCGGGCCATGCGTAGTCTCTCGCAATATCCTGCACGGTCTGGTTAATCATCGCCAGAATAAGAAGAACGTTATTATCCACCGTCGTAACCAACACTGACGGTGTCGGTAACTGCAACCTTGGCGCTACGGCTTGAGCTATCTGTAAAATCGTAGAATATGCCATTAGCCCACTATCCTAAAAAGTTAACCAGCCGGTATTTGTAACATCACGTTTAGTAACTACTAACCCAGTACCCGCGGCAATAGTGACGCCTACATTCGCCGCTAGAACGTTAAAGAATTCACCAACCGCTGGGAACAGCGTCATAGTAATCAGGGAGTCATTTCGAACAAACAAAACGGACTGCGAAACTTGGAGAACCCGCGGCAACGTTGCGCAAAAGCTTACCCCGAGCACTCCAAAATTGAACTCGGTGATTGTCTCTGTAATTGGGTATCCAGTTGCTTGATTAACTCCAGCCAGCGCGTTCCCGTAAGAAAGCGTGTGCCCTAAAAACGGTGCTTGCCTTGCCGGTATCCCGATCTGTACAAGGTCAGATACCAAGCCCACAAAGCCCCCATATTACAAATAGGTCAGGTTAACCACTTGCTCGTTGGCAGCTACAGCACCAGTGTCGGCATCAGCAAGCCCAGTCGTAAGAGCTATGGCAATGCCATTGTCGAACTTCATCCCTAGCATGCCGAAGTTAACAACCAACACCGATATGGCCGTAGCAGGCAGTACCATCGTTAATACCGGCACACTCGTACCAACCGTAGGCGCTACCGCGAGATCGTAGATCTTTAAAAACCTAACCGCCGCGTTAATGTTAAACGTTGCAATCGTGAAAAGCGTACCAGGTTTTGCCTTTATGCTCGTGGCGTTTGTGCTAGCTGCGGAAACTAATCTAAACGACTTCGCACCAGAAGACGGGGACGGCATCATAAATTAACTCTCCTACTTCTTGCCAAGCCAGGGAACAATCCCGTTCCTTGCATCATCTCGCGCTTTCAGATCCTGTATCGCTTCCAGCAATACCTGTATCGCGTTATCTCGATAGCCCAACGCCTGCGTAAGCTCCTCACCAGTCACGTATGTTGGCTGCACCTTAGCAGTGCAACCAACTAACGCTATCGTAAGAACTAGTATTGCTCGCATTACGCTGCTGGAGCCTCATAGCACCACCATTTTGACGCCGACTCTGCGATACACTCAACAATGGCGCCACCAGCTATGGATACCGCCGTATCTACCGCGGTATTCCCGATGCTATCACCAACTCCGGGATAGAGTAAGAATGCCGTAGCTGCCACCGTGTTGATCAATGCCGCATGCTGCCCAGCAACTGGGGTAGCCGGAAGGACTACGCCGTTAGCACCAGTTGCCCCAGTTACGCGCTGCCAACGTGATGTCAGCGCTGTCGCCGTGCCCTGAGAAGCCCCTGCAGCTGCCACCGAAGTCGTAAAATCACGAGTACCAGAGCTGTGTGTATAAATAAGATCTCCACCAGCCGCCGCCTGGTTAAGATCACCGAACTGGGTAAGACTCCAGCGATTGGATCCACCAGTGCCAAAATCTATATTGCCATCAGTCGCTGGAGCAGAAATCGTGGCCCTCGATCCGCCAGCGGCCGATGCCGACAGCCACGCCGCACCTGCAGTCCCTAGCACTGAGTTGCCACCACCAGAGAGTCCAAGCCACGCCCCGAACGGCGACGTGGGGTCTGCGCCACCAGCGAGGTACGTTACATTTGTGTTACTAGGCTGCGACACGTTGATGATACTTACTGACGACCCACCCTGCGCATCCAACGTAATGCCGCTGGTCTGCCGAGCAAGAGCCGCTACATCATTCGCAAGCTTAGCCGGCATACCATATGCCATAAAGCCCTGTGCGGTCTGCGCACGGGTCAACTGCTGTGCAGATGCGACCCCCACAAGACCAAAGGTTAATACAATAACACTCAGAATCTTTGAGGGTACTCGCATGTTGTGCTCCTATTACGCAGATACTTGCTGTGATTTATCTAATGGGGGCCTACCTCGTGGACGAGGCTGTGACGGTGTGAGATCCTTGCCGTCGGAGGCGCTAACTAGCGCTGTCATTTTTGATGATAGCTCAGCTATTTGTGTTTGCAAATAAGCAATCTTTTCATCCTTATCAGCCATCGCCGCCTCAATCTGTGCCCCTGGTGCAGCCTGTTCTATTCGAGAAAGGAAGCCCATGGCCTTCTTCTTGTCGTCTAAGCCGCCCATTCCAAAGTCTGCTGCATTCTGGTCCGTGAAAGCCGCGAGTTGTTCAACGAACTTAACGTTGTACTTTGCATACTCCTCAACACGAGAAGGATCATTCTTGAACAATAACGCCAATGGTGTCCCAACGACATTATCCTTGTTGCCAGCGACAAAAGCATTCCACTGTTGTGTGTACTGCTCAATGTCAGACTTCGGCTGTGCAAGCATGTCTACTTTCCAGGTACCCATAGTCTCGTCAAAGTGGACCTTATCCTTGATGCGACGGCTAAGCTTGGATTTGCCAAGGTCAAACTCTTTAAATATCCATACGAAATTCTGTCGCACAATCTTACCAGCGGCGCGTGTAAGTGCTGGCATCTCTTCCGAGACAACCTTGAATTGTACGTTGCAAGCAAAGGGATTCTCATTGGAGATGAGATCCTCATTTTTGAAGCCATCATATCCCGCAATAGCTTCCTGTCGTTTAATCATATGCCCTCATCTCCTATTTTAAAAAAGGCGGGAGGCCCGAACAAGCACCCCCCGCCAAGATACAACATCTTATGCGTACATGAGCGTCGTGGCGTACACCGGGAAAAGTCCCGCGCCAGTGACAGTCGACGTAGCAACAAGCCCCTGAATCGGAGCCCCTGCGACAGCGTCGTCAAGTGCGCCAGTACCAGCTGCATAGAGTTTTACCCCTAAAACAGCAGCTCCATTAAAGCGCGCAGTAAACGCGCCTTGGCGCACTACCCACCCGTATTCACCAGAGGCAAACGCGACTTGCGCGCAGCCAACGGCGTTCCAAGTCGTCGTGGCAAGGATTGCGCTCGTAACCAAAACGGCAGCTCCCGTCGAGGAAATCGAGACGCTATCGCCAATTGCGAAAGCGGCTGAAGCCTGAACATATTGCCATACCGTTCCATCGTCACTCTCCGAGATCATTCCAGGGGCGAACTTTCTGTCGGTACTGGTCTCGGTAAACCGAGCGCCAGTCGCTGTATTTGAACTAGCCATATAATAATCCTTTTAAAATAATTCTATTAGTCGTTATTCAGCACGCCGAGACGTGAGTAGTTGTTTACAGTCAACGCCCCCATCCACGCCAAGTACGAAATACTGCTATCCTGATTAAATGAATCACGAGTTGGCAGTTGCACCAAATTCCGTTTGGAATGCGATACAAGTTCTATGCACTCGCTATCAAGGAAGTACATGGTCGTACCAGGCATACCACCGTTTGGTGAGCTTGGCTCGAGAACAACTTCAGCAGACTTGTAGTTGTAGGTCCGGAAACCCAACCGCGCCATCTTGCCAGTGTCGTTCGTGATGCGCTGTAACGCATGGACCGTTCCCTCGTAGTAACCAAAGGTTACGTTATCCGCGAGAATGAGGTCAGTCTTTCCACGCTTCGCAGACACAAGGATATCAAGCGCATCCATGTAGCTCACGCAGTTAGAAGCCGACATTGCCAATCCGCCGTCCGTCACCGCACGATAGAACTGGTTCTTCGCGAACGCATACGACGCACGAGAAACACCACCGACCGTGCCAGTGCCGTTGTCGCTGATTAACAGCTGCAACCCACCAATTTGGTTCGGGAGTGATCCGTCGGACAACATGTCCTCATTAAAGCCGTTCTCGAAGCTCAATTTCGCCACGGACACTCTGGCCTTCAGGAGGTCCCTATATTGCGACTTACCAGAGTTCTGGAGCATTTCGCGCCCATTGATCTGGATGTTCAACGCAACCTGTGCCCATGGATATGAGAACGAGGTCATCGTGTCGTTTGAAGCAGTATTCAAAAGCTCATCGCCAGAATATCGCTTATACGACGCATTTTCCGCCCAAATGACAGGGACAACAATCTGCGGTCCTCCGTCAACAGTGCGCTTCTTGATACCTGCCGAGAGTGCGTTCTTGGTCAGGATGTTATCGAACAGTCCGCCCTCTTCGAGCTTCTGGATGGTTGTTGAGAGCAGCTCCGTAAAGCTGCTATTTGGACTAGCCATATAAATAATTCCATTAAATTAAAGTTAATCCGAGAAGCCAAGCTCCTCGAACGATTGGTTGATTGCATCATCGAGATCAACCACCTTCTTGCGACCTGGTCCTACGCCTGAACTCGGCCCACCTTTTAAACTGCTCGCCGCTGCTTGTGCCCGTTTGACCTGCGCGGAAGCTTTGTTTTGTGGGGAGCTGGCTGGGCCTCGAACGCCATGAGCTGCACGCGCTTGCGACAAAACAGTTTCGTACGCTTCATCGAGAGCCTGCACGAGAGGAGTGCCAGGATTCCTAGCCATTATCTCGCTGTAGGCCTGCGAAATCTGCGGGGAGTACAATCGCGCAAACTGCTCACGACTGTTTCCCTGCGAGTCTGTTCCATTTCGGAACTGACTGATCTCGCTCTCCATTAAACGCTCACGCTGCTGTTCGATCTGCTGCCGATACTCTTCAGATAACCGTTTGGCTTCCTGAGCATCTGCTATAGCTTGCTCTACTCTGGGGTCGTTACTATGGCCGCTGTATTGTGGCTGTTGAGCTCCGTCGTATTCTCCAAAGAAGTCCTGAAGAGTTAAGCCTTTTTCCTTGATGAGAGCATTAATAGCGGTTATGGGTTCGCGGTTAAACAGCGAATTCCACCCGAGCATGTTGCCCATCATTCCAATTGCGCCAGGTAAATCCTTGATGCCTTGTGCCGTGAGTTCTTCTCTATACGGCTCAAATGCTTCAACGGTTTTTCTGGCTAAAGCTCTGCCTTCTTCAGCTTCTGCAGTAACGCGGTTCACCCATTCATTGCGCTGTGCTTCCTTGCGAGAGATGATCTCTCTCACTTCCGGTGGAGCCTTAGCCAATAACTGTTTATCCTTAGAGCTCCAAAAGGGGGGATCCTCTACCTGCTTAGCTTCCGGGGCAGCTGCTATTTCAGCTTCCTCTTCCACTGCAGGCGTTGGCGCCTCTTTATGTTCTTCTTTTGGTGCTTTAGGATCTGGTTCAGAAGCTTTCTTAGCTTCTACAGGCTCTTCAACGGCCTCTTCCTCCGCTTCTTCAACGGCAGGGGCTTCCGGCTCTTCAGGCTCGGCGGCAGCTTTCTCTTTTACCTCGAGCTCGGCGGCATCGAGGGCTGCATCAAATAGATCGTCGTCAATTTCGTGATTCTTACTCATTACTGTATCGCCTTTGTCGCGCTAGTCGTTCTAGATTCTCTTCTCGTTGTGCACGTAATTTTGATGGGTCAGAACAGATCGCCTCGGCTTGTTCCATCGCGTCGACGAACATTTTCTCCGTCATTACTTCCTTCTTTGGTGGTGGCGGTTGACCTATCCAATCGTTACCAACGATGCGGCAGCCCATTGCCACCGTGTCCTTTTCATACTCGCGTCGTGACGTGTAACGTTTTCCGTTTACGGGGTGCCGTAAGTTTGGCAGCTCATCAGACTGCACAAACGGCGAGACCTGTTCTCGCGTTTCAGGCGTAACCTCGCAAAATTTACCGTTTCGCCACGCAAAAAGTTGCCGGGCCATGTATTGATGCTCCTAAGGCAGTGGATCTATTACCATGGTAATAGGATTTCATGCCGTAAAGGAATATGCAATCTTTGCGTAGCTAGCGACCTTCCCACCAGATACCACCAAATACCCTCACTATCCCGTAGTAGAGGTAGGCCTTGGCGGTGGGGAGAATCTTCCCGTCAGCAATCTGTAGCATCTGCTCTAAAAAGGCCCTATCCACGCGATATCTCGACAAATTGAACTGATGCCATGAGCCCCTAGAATAGGCAGCGTCATGCCATGAACAAGCATCAATAAACCTACGATCTCGCACGGTAAACGGGGGATCCCCGCAGCCAGTGAACGATGATTCTTTATTCCTATCCCAAAGCGTCATAATTCCCCCTATACAATATCGCGATATTGGACAATCCTAATTGTAAGCGCCTACTTGGAGATCCACATGCTTTTCATCCTTGATAAAATCCTTTCGTTCCTCCCTGCGAACCGTTGGAAGACCATTATCGGGTTTGTGCTGGTTTCCCTGCCGCAAGTCGTCCCGAATTTCCCCGTTGGGGAGGCGCAGAACGCAGTCACCCTCATCGGGCAACTCTACATGTCTCTCGGCTTGATTCACCGGGCGGTTAAGAACATAAAGCCTAGTTAAGGAGCAGTAACAATAAGACACCCTCTTCCTCCTCCATCTCTAAAATCAATTGTGCTAACGCCATTCGTGCTAGAGACAGTTTTTCTAGCTCTCTTATTGTTGCCTCTACTCGCGCCATGTTTTCTATTGCAGCAATTCGAGCGGCTGTCTCGTTATATTGACGGATCCGGTTATCCAGTTCCTCAGTGTGCTGATCTGATAGCGCGACAACAGCAATTTCGGTTTTTTCCGGAAGACGACGCTTTTTAATAGCATCACTCACGGCATCCCACGTTGCGTCAGCGTACTGCTTTGGATTGTAGAGATAAAATAACGTCACGAAACCCCCTTATTTTGGGGTGATTTCACCCTGTAGCTCTTCTAATCGACCGGCTATTTTTAACCTATCGATAGCTAGCTGTATTTGCTGTTGCGTGTATCCAAGAGTTACCAGCCGCTCGGTTAGTACCTCTAGGTCTATCTCACGCTGTACAAGCTGCAGGATGATCGCTTCAATTCTGCGCTCCTGCTCGTGAATGGGGACAGTTCTTCGTAGTGTTACAGGCATAATTCCTCTTTAGGTCGGCATGATTCGGTAGTAGGCGTTCACGAAAAACGAGTAGTTATTACCAAGTGTAAGGCCTATCAGCGATACACTAAAGGCCTCATTTGCGTTGCCGTCCCAATGCCCTGGAGCGAAATCTAGTACCTGGTTAGATGTGGGCATTCCCCAGATATCTTTATTGGTGGTGTCGTATATTGTACCGCAGAAAAGCATGTGGGCAGCGAATGCTCCAGCGCCGAAGCGGAAATAGACGCCTTCACTCTCAGAGCTACCAACGGAGTTGTTGGTCTCGATTATTGCTGCAACCTGAATCTTGTAAACCTGGATTTTTAAGCCAGCACCTGGAGCGGAGATAACCGTGGTAACACCTGCGCCTGTGGTTATAGACGCCGTCCCAACAAGAAGCCTATCTGAATCTATGATAAGCCTGTTTTTGCGGTCAGTGGTGAGGTTCGCCCGGTCTCCACTGGCTAGTGCTGTATAGCTATCGTTATTGGTAATAGCCTGTGCGCCAACTTTGATAGGGTTACCAGAGTCTACGGCGTCATTAGCAACCAGGCTGGTAACATAAACCTCACCGCTTGGTGAAAAGTCCTGAAAATTAAGCGACCCATCAAGCGGCCACACACCCATAACGGTAAATCCGCTGGCGTTTAGACCGGTTGGTATTACTGAGTTACCGAACACGTCTTTAAACGCAATAGGAACAGGATTAGATGCACCTATTGGCGCCCCCTGCGCAACCTGCCCTTTAACTGGAACAGCGCCGGTAGCTTGGTCTTCTGCGGTACCAGCACCTAGATCTAAGCGTACGTGCTGCAGAAGCTTGCCCGCTGCTGTTGCTGTCGAGCGCACGGGAAGGTCAGGGTTATTGCTAAGGTAGCTATTTGAGACATTCGCATTATCGACGGCCACGTCTAGCCCTCCATTTCCCTAGCCACTCCAACAAGTGAGCCGTCTGCGGCTCGCTGCAGTGTAATCGCTTTGCTACCAGAGCCGTTGTGTATGTTGATAACCGGCGTTGCAGACTCCTGAGACGAAGAAGCCTTCATCAGGTCCACCATCTCTTGCTGCTTAAGCCGAGCCTCTTCGATAAGCTCCTCGCGCGCAGACATCGCCACCCTGTATTGCTCAATCTCAACACGCTGCTTCTCAGCTTCAGCTGTGAACTGTGCCTTAAACTGATCGAGTTGGGTCATAAGCTGATCCATCTCTTTCTTATTCATGACCTTAGCAGACTCAAGCTGGATCTTCTGCATATCCACATCGTAACGCATCTGCGCTTCGGTAGCTTTCTGCTGTAACTCCTGCGCCTGGAACTGAAGCTTCTGCATGTCGACCTGTTGCGAGGCCTGCATTTCCATAGCGTGGTTCTGCATTTCTAGCTGTTTCAGCTCATTCTTAGCCTGAATATCCTGCGCATACGCCTGTGCCTGGATAGTTGCCGGGTCAGGCTGTGGCGGCTGTGGATTCTCAGCTGCAGCTTTGTCGTTGTCCTCAATCTTCTGAATTGCCATGTCAAACGCGCCTTCAACTGCACGCCCAGACCGTAGTGTTCGTACGGCAGCCTTGGCAGCTTCAAGCATTGGCGCCATTAATTCAGGCCTAAACTGGGATACGTTCTGTACGCTACCCATAAGCTGATTAATAACCTCGAAGTATTCAGCCCATGCACCCTTATTCAGGTCATCTTCAGCGGCAATCGTGGAATCAGTCTCAATATCCACACGGAACGTGCGAAGTCTATCGCTCCTCAATAGCTGCAACCCTTGCGGTGCCATCGCTTGGTCTTCTGGAGACATTTGCCCGACGCCGGCCATGAGGTAAATAGTCTCGTCTGAGAATAGTCCCTCTTCGAAGATGATTTCAGCCATTTTGCTGATTGTTTCACGTACAAATCGCTGTACGTCAGCCTGCTTCTCCAAGACTTTGATTGTTACCCAGTGAGATTTGAGCTGTTGCGCTGCTGCTGTCTCTTGCGGGTCAGACGCGCCACGAACAACATCAGGAATTCCAGTGATTTCCCAGATTTGTGCGAGTAGCTTGTCTTGATACGCCTGAAGAGGCCCGAGAGCTGCAACGCACTGGTCGAATGGCAGCCAGTCGATGGCGCCTTTTAAGCCGGAACGCTCGACAAAGCTTGTCCAGTTCTCGATCGGCCAAAGCTGACCATCAGATAGCTGAAGCATGTTCTTAACATCGTTGTGGAACATCGACGCCGTAGCACCCACAAGTCTAATGCACTCAGCCATCGCCGAGATGCGCTTGGTTACGTACTCCAGTTCCTCAGCAAGACGTCCGTAAATATTGAAATCAGCAGTAGGCCACTGGCTATCTGTAGTGGTCGTAGCAAGTAATGGATACGGACACGGGAAGAAGTCATCCAGGCGCAGCGGATCATCAACGATATCGAGACAGGCATCAGTATACTCAAGGCATACGAAGTAGACTTTGCGGGTTTCTTTATCCCAGATTTCCCAAACTTCAGCTTGCGTGCCGTAGTTCTTGGATTCATCGTTGCTCATGCTGTCAGCGGCTTCAGACCGCGACGCTTCACAGCACTCGGCAATCTCTTCGCCAAAGCGAGCCTTTAGCTTAGCCTTACTAAGGAATGAGCGGCGTGCTTTCCAGCGGACTTCATATGGCGTGCGTGCTGGAGACTCGAGATAGTCTTTCCAGAAGACGTAGTCGACGGTTACCTTTTCGCTGTTAGGCTTAACGATCTGCTCGATCTCAAGATCCCCATCCTCGATATCTTCTGCTTCTTCGGTATCTGGGTTCTGTACATCCTCAAAGTCAGCATCATACCGCAGCCACACCATTCCACGGCCGGGGAGAAGTCTGTCCTCGACTGAGGATTTATTGGCATAATTATACGAGTCTTGTTGTGTTGAGATCATGAACCCAGTAGCTCGCTCACATATCTGTGAGGCAAGCCTAGCGACTGGATCCATATCCTTATGACGGCGCTCAACAACAACTTTAGGCATACGAGCGTAGAGTGTAGGCTTCATCACCTGCACGTTTGCCCATAGGATATTGTACATCACACGCGCTGAAGTCTTTTCACGACCAGAGCTATACGATGAAGCGTTCTTGTAGGTCTTGACGATCTTATCGCCTTGTTCGGTGAATTCTTTGTATTCTTTAGACGAGAGAACCTTATTGATCTCACGGATCCATTTGTTGGCGGTAGCTGCGCTTTTTGCGGCAGTCGTAGCGGGGCCTGATGTCGTCTCTTCGCTGCTCATCGTCTACGTTGCTCCTGCCTCTCTAAAATCTTCCAAGCCTCGTCTAGTGTCGGGGCCTTGAACCGCTTCTCTATTGGTAGCTCGCTCTTCGGCGCTTCCCGTACCCACGGACGCGCCATTAGTAGATATCTAAGAGAATCCCCTTGATGATCATCTCCCGCTGCACAATCACTTGGGTCGTTCGCGTCGTGCTGGAGGTTCCCGATGGATTCCAGCATACCAGACGCTTCCTCGAACCAGTATATGGCCGGTATGCCATTTTTGCCAACGAGTCTTTCGCGTACCTGCATCCAGCCTGATTCGCGGCGATTGTCGGCTCTGGAGAATACCACCCCATTCTCGGCGAATATCTCGAATATTGATTGCCCATGGCCGCGGTTTTCCATGATGTCGCCACCGGCAACACGCTGGACTATTTTGCCGTCGTGATGCTCCCGGGACACGATACCGTCAGCGACGGCGGATGCTGTTGTTTTGGGGAGGCCGTGGCCAGACCATTCACGATAGACGATTAGTGAGCCTCGTGGGTATTGCGGGAGTGTGCCGTCTGATACTGCTGCCCAGGTGCAGGCGAAGGGGTCGCCCTCACCGCAAGCGCCCCAGTCCATGGCCATAAGTCTTGACCAGTGGGCAGGGATAGGGAACGATTTGATGACGTGGATTGACTTGTCGACTTCGGGGAAGAATGCGCCGATAACGGCGTTCCAATTGCCTGACAATAATGCTTCCACCAGTTGGGGAGGTAGACCGGCGAGGTTGGCCTTTACCTCTTCCCTATTCACAAATGGGTTATCATCTACTCGAGCGGGGATATAAACACGAGTGTGGCCGCCGTCCTCATCGGGGGCTTTGTGTGGCACGAATGGGAGAGCCGAATCGATGAAGCCTTTTTTTAGATAGGCATGCCCGACACCTCCAGGGTTAGAGGTCATGAGCATACGAGGGAAATAGTAGTCCGGCTCGTATGGTGATTTCCATTCTGATTGAGGCTTTAGGTATTTGTCGGGAATCTTCAACGCTTTTGGTATTCGCATACGAGAGCGGAGGAAGCGGATCATGTACTCGGAGAACTGAGTGGCTTCTTCGAGGATTAGCACGTGGAACTCAGGGCCGTAATATTTGGTTAAATCTTTCTGGTGTTGGAGGTGGCATAAGAAGATTTTGCTACCGTTCCAAAAACGGACTTCACCATCCACTATATCGCAGAGGCGTCCACCGATTAGCGGGCTGCGTGGGTGTTTAGCGTTACACCAGGCGGCCAGCATAGCGCGGAGGCCTTGAGGACCCTCGAGATGGTTGATTACCAAGTCGGCGTAGATTCTGCGGAAGAGGAAGATATTGATGCCAGGTATTTCGAGAGCCCAGAGGATTGATAGCGCACGGGCTAGATAAGACTTGCCGGATGCGGCTGCCCCTCCATATAGGATCTCAGTACAGTTTGACGCGAGAACCTCACCTTGTTTAGGTGTCAGTTCAACGTTGAGTGCGATACCAGGTTTTGCGGCTGTCACGTTTTGGGCGGCTCTGGTTGTCTAACGCTGATATTGATGATTGGTAGTATAGCGCCGTCATCGCCCTCCAGTGCTAGCCCGATAGCTTGAGCAGGCTTGCCGTAGCCGCGGTCGAGAAGGATTTCGGCGCAGCGAAGCCGATCCGACTCGCGTTCACCGGTGCGCATAATCGTTACCAGGGTGTTGAGCGCCTCGTCTGTGTGTTGCCGCGCTAGTTCGCCTAGGTATTGTATGTTTTTAGGGCGCCCCGAAGGGTTCCCAGACACTCCAGGTTTGAACGTCATAAAATTGATTATGTCTTGTAACCAAGTGGTTAGCTAGCCCCTTTAGAGCCTGTTACAAGCTCCCAGAGGTCAGTGCCTACGTCTAGGGTAGTAGGAGGCCGGGGAGGCACGCATGTTGAGGCTAGCTCATAAGCGAACCTACTGAGCCGATCGACGGGGAGGAGTGAGAGGGCGACACCACGTTCGGCGAGTTCTGATTCCATGTTGGCGAGGTGTCGGCTAGCGATATCGAGGACGAGTAGCCATTCGTCGGTTTGGAGTTCGTGGGCGTCTGGTGCTGTCATGTTGTAACCTCCTATTTGGTGGATTAGAACCTATCGGTGACGCGCCAGCCGTCGTCGAATATCAGGATTTTGTGGTTTTCCACGTCGGCGTCGGTAGTGTCCCAGCTAAAAATTCCCATCGTGTTAGCGTCGTAGGTTCCCCACGTTGGGAGGGATGTAACGTCTATATCTACGTCAGTCTCGGCAGTGCGAGCGCGGTTGAGTGTCCAAGCGAGGTCGTTAATGTTTTTTGCGTTAATTTTCTTCATATTTTGCCTTATATTTTTATCTTTATTCTATACTTTATTTTTTTATCAACTGCTCTCTATAGGATGAGTATTGCACGCCGCCGGTGCTCTGTAAAGCCTTTTTCTTTACGACTACAACAAATGTAGTACCACAGCTGCCCCGAAGCTACCGAGTATGATACCAGTGCCTATACCAATCATTTCTACAAACCAGCTCATATGAACCTCCCGTTAACACCCATACCAGAAGTCGATCATGTCATCCGATGTACCATCGGCACGATTGAGTGGAACCTTTAGGTCAAAGAACGCCTCTTCAGGAGCCCTGGGAAGCCCCTGTACCAGCTTGTCCCTCTCAGAGCCCATAATGACCCTCATCTCTGGGTCTGCGGCGTCCTGGAGGGCCTTTAAACATATCCTACGAATCTGGAGTACCAGTAGCTCGGGCTGTTCGTGTTTGTTGGCTACTCGCATTATCTCCACGGCGAGGTCGCAGGCTGGTTGTAGCTGTTGCCTACGGCGAAGGTCTACCTGCTGTGATTGAGGGTCTAGCTTTGTCATATTACCATCTCCTATTTTATAACACCGTTTCTGGAATTGAATCGATTTGAATCGAATTGAATTAATCAAATAATTTCAATTCAATCTAACAATTTAATGTAATAACTATATAATATCTCTATATATATATGTGTAGTATATTATACATACCTGAATTGAATGAATTGAATACCCCCCCCTTTTTTCCCTTACTTATTTTACCAGATTACACCCATAAACCTCTTAAGGGGGGGGGTATTTTCAATTCAATTCATTCAATTCAAAAAAACTAACATAAGCATGTGACACTATTAATTATTCAATTGAATTCAATTCAAAATTCAATGAAATTCAATTCATTCAATTCAAATCGACACTGTCTAAACTTTGGACACTTTTACATACCCATCGAATGGCTGACCCCTTCCGCTCCTTGATTTGCACTGCGCTACCCTTACCTCATCCTGGTCAACAAGCCAGTCTAGGGCCTCCTTAATTTCGACCGTAGAGAACTCCGAAAGCTCTTTCCTAAGTAGCTTCTCCGACCGTGGCCACTCCTCTAATGCCAGCAGGATACGACCCCTGACACGTTCACCCTCAGACCTTGCATAGCGGTTAGGCATGGCGCGCTCAATAAAGTTAGTGACAAGCCAATCAACAACGCTATAAGACCATTCCACTATCTCAACGGGGACTGGCACGTCATAGGTCCAGCCCTGCACCCCATGGGCGTCTGGGCCGCCGTCCCAGGCTATTAGGGTAAGCTGTATGGTTCTTTCGATAATGCGGTTAAGAAACTCATGGTGTAGTGGTGGTGCTTTCTTAGCCCTAGCGTATATCTCCCATTTTTTTGCCTCTATAAACTGTTTACCTAGGGGGCAGAGTTTCATTACTCGAGGGCTTGCAGAGTTTTGCGGGTTCCTGGATAGCCAATCTTGAATATCCCTGACTAATTCCCCGTCTGGCTGCTTTATTGTGGACGTCTTAGGGGCCACTACTACAGGCCCAAAGATAAACAACATTCTGGCCCAGAATCCTCCTCCTAATCCAATAGCCTCTAATGCCTTAAATATGTGAACATGCGTTGTGGCGCCATATAGGGATATATGGGGATAGGCAATGTGCTCGATGCATTGCTTACCATCATGGTTGGCATAGGCGTCTGTGGTATAAAATGAGTCAGACTTAGTACTCATCTCAGTTAATCTAGTGATAATGTTTTGGGAGCTTGAGGTGGTACTAGT